CTCAAACCCCACAACCTCTTGATGTTACTACCCTTGAAAAAGGTACTTACACTGAGGACGATCTAGTAGGTGATAAATATTATGGCACCGTGTCTGAATACATGAAGAACCGCTATAATATTGAAGAGGGTGACAACTACAACAGAGAAGACATAACTCGTATGTTTATGAACAACATGCGGGGTTTTGCTGGTGGTAATACTACACGTGCTGTGTCTGAGGTTGCATATCTTAACAGTCTTGATGATGAAGAACTAAGTAAAGTAGGAGAAGCTTATACTCTGTTTGAAGGTATGGCTAATCTGTATAGTGATGAGACTAGCTTTGGTGAAGCTGCTGGTGGTACTTGGGACTATGTTCGTTCCTTTCTTGCAGACCCAGTAAACTTAGTAAGTCTTGGTGTGGGTAAACTGTTTGCTAGTGGTGGCATGAAAGCTGGTACTAAGGCCGCACAGATCATGGCTAAAGAGGCTATGAAAAGACAACTTGCAAAAGGTGCCACTAAGAAAGCTGCAGAAGAAGCTGCTAAAAAAGTTTTTGCTAGACAGTCTGGACGTATTAGTGCAGAAGCTGCTAAACGTCTTGCTAAAAAAGAAGGCAAGAAGTCAGTAGTAAGGGAAGTAGCTGGTACAGTAGCAGTGGACACTGTACAAGCCATAGGAACTACATACGCTTACGAGAACAGTTTAGTACGTACTGATGTACAGGAAGAGATTAACCCCTACTCCTTGGGTTTTGCTGCCCTTGGTACTATTGTTTTAGGTGGTGCTGTAGGTGCCGCTACTTTAGGGAGAGGTTCAGGAGACTTTTTAGGAACAGAAGCTTTAGGTTTAGCTACTAATGTAGAGGTAAATAAAACTCCACTTCTTAGTATGACTGATATGTTTGGGTTTAATTTTTCTGCTGGTGATGAAGTAATAAAAAAAGGTCCGGGAAAAGCTGACGTAGATAGTGCGATAGCAGAAACACCTAGGGGTTCTGTTCTTGGATTTGAAGATGGTAAGGTTGTTGTTCAATTTCCAGATGGAGAAGTTCAATATCTTAACAGGTCAAACTTAAGACTAGCTGACAATGAAGCCACAGGTGGTAATGAAGGTGTACTTCGTAGCTGGAAGAAGCTTGTAAGTGAGGGACGAAAAACAAACCTAAGAGAAAAAGGTAAGGTTCAAGAGGTAGATGAAGCTTTCATTGGACCTGTTAAGCCACCTAAACTAGAGGAGCTTGATGATCAGTTCTTTACTAAAATGTTGCTTGGAGATACTAATCTAGGCATCAGAGGAATAGTAGAGGCAATGTCAGAGCAGGGCTATGTCTTTCGTAGGAGAGGTAAGAATGACACCATTAGTAAATTTATTTTGGATGCTTTGGTTAGTACCAAAAGACACAAGTTTGCTGGTGATGTGGGAGAAGAAGAGTTTGAGAATGTAGCGGCAAAATATATTTCAGACTTTAAAAAAGCTACAGGTGTTACTCAAGTAACTATTAAAAGTGACAAAGATGGTACAAGTAAAGTTGCTCAAATTAATATGGATAACTTTGCAGAATTATTTGCAGCTAAAATTAGTGATGCTGCAACACTTCAGTCTGCACTATCAAGAGCCGCAAAGGAACTAGGTCTGAATGAAGCAGATGCAAAGAATATAAAACTTGATGATTTAGCTGGAATTAAAAGGTATGGTATTGATACGTCACAACCTGAACAATTAAACAAGTTTCAAAAGTTTGTAGAACAATACGTAGGTGAAGGTGTAAGGGCTAACCAAAACAGGATTATTAGGTTGTTGGTATCTAACCCTTCTACTTCTGCTTTAAACTTAGTTGGTTGGGGTGCCGCTACTTCAATGAACTCTGCTGCTGATATGGGTGTGGCACTTATGCAACTACCTCTAGCTGGTATGTATAGGGTTATTGGTAATCAAAAGAAATCACAAGAAGCAATGCATCTAGCCAGTTCTCTAGCTAGAGCTAATCGTCAACGAGTAAGAAACTTGCTTGACCCCAACATGACATACGATGCGTTTAAAGCTATTGCAGTAAAAAATCCAAAACTGCTAAAAGAGTTATCTGAAACACTGAGCGGAGGAGTAGATACAGGAAAGGCATCTACATTTAATCCTAATCAGACAGCATACGGACGTTTTGCTGATGAAACAGTTGATGTAATACAAGGAATTACTTTTGTTACAGCCCAAGATGCTATTACTAAATCTCAAGAGTTTACTTATCAACTGGATAAAGTACTAAGAATTAACTTTAAAAAAAGTTGGAGTGAGTTTTTTAATGACGAGATGGCTGGATCAGCAATGAAGAGCCAAAAGTTTGCAGATGCTGTTGCTACTGCTGTGGTAGAAACTCAAAAAGCTACCTATTCTAAATCTTATGAAAAGTTAGGTCTTATACCAAAAACTATTGAACAAGCACGTAATGTTCCCGGACTTGGTTTATTAGTTCCTTTTGGTCGTTTCTTTAACAACACAGTAAACTTTATGGTAGAGTCATCTGGTGGTGCGCTTGTACTTAAAGCGGCTACTGGTAAAGTGTACAAGGAAAAAACAGCTAAGGAGTTAGCAGTAAGAGCAGCTATAGGTTGGGGTACAATGTATGCTTTATCTGATAACGAGAAGTTCAACAGGGACGAAGGACTAGCTTGGGATCAAAAGAGAGACAGGTTTGGTGCTGTAGTAACTGATAAGTACGATTTTCCTCTTTCCCACCTAAAGGCAGGTGCTAGAATTATGTCTTACTACACACATGGTGGAGAAGTATCTACAGAAGAAGTTGCTCAGATTGCAGAGACAGTTGGACTAGGAGCTATTACACGTCAGCTTAACCAGACGGTAGACGGGCTTGGAAGTACTCTTGCTGCTGCTATTGCGGGAGATGTATCAGCTATCAAAGAACTACAAAAGGTTGGTATTAAAATGGGTAGCCAAGCTATATCAGGCACCACTAGATTTCTAGACCCAGTTAATCAAATAGTAGGATTAGCCAGAGGATCAGACTATGTAGCGATTGATAGGAGAGATAATAATAGGTTTGTAAATGATAGCTTTCGCTACATGGATCAAATAATTGGTTCCATAGGAGGAGACTTAGCACCTCAAAGATATAGAGCAGCAGTAGGTAAAGAGATTCAAGATGCTGGTAAGATTATTGGCACAAGGGAAGTAAAAGTATCTAACCTGTCAAAAATAATGAACATGATAGGTAGAGCAGATTTTAAAGCTGATATGGCTCTTTATCAAAGTGGTTCTGCTAAAGGTAGCAACAGATATGCAGAAATGTTTAATACCTTTGGAGAGTACGGAGCTGCGAGACTTTTAAAGTCTGGTGTAATGAAAGACAAGTCTTTAGAAGAAAAACAAGAGCGTGTTAAAGAAGTCTTGCAAAGAGCTAAAGCCCTTACAAAAGAATTTATGGAGATTGGTGCTGACGAAGCTAATGATAGAGTCTTGGCTAAGATGATAAAAATGGTTGGCACTAGAGGTGGTATTAAAAAACTTGATGCAGCATTAAGAGACATGGGAATAGACATGGAGTTTGCTGACTTTGCGGACATAGGAACGACCTCAGAAGCCTTACAGCAACTGGGTAATTTAGATGCGTTTTTAGAAGCTAAAGAGTTTAAGCTAGATAACCTTCTACCCTACTAATCTTCTTCCTCTAACATAAAGTCTGCCCACTCATATGCTGAACGCCTTACCTCAGACATATTTAAAGCCCCTCTACTATTTGAGAGTATTCCAGCAAGAGCTTGTCCTGCTAGATACCTTCGGGAAGTGAGGGGCTTAAGTGTTCTAGGTGTACGTTTTTTGTTAGCGTATTTCTTGGCTTCTTCGGCTAAGTTTTTTTGACTCAATGTTCTTTACCTTATCTAAATTAAGGAAGTAGGCTTTGTTAAAACCATACTCCCAATCTCTATTATCTTTAGAGTTTTTACGGTAAGGATTAGAAATATTACCTACCGTAAAGTCACGTCTACCTCGTTCGTATGGCTTCACTTATGTACCTCTTTCATAGCTTCTCTCATTCTTTGCATGTACCAGTCAGCCTTATCCATATCTTCTACAGGATTTTGTTTGTACCTGTGACGGTGTTGATATTTAATCATGTTGCCATGACAGTATGCGATAAAACCTTCAACACCTAGTACCTGTCTAATGTAATCAATACATTCTATTTCTCCTGTGTTGTAGTGTAAGGGTTTACTTACAGGGTTAAAGTTATCTTTTGGTAAAGTCCACTTAGTCATGTTACTTCCTTGTTTAGTTTCAACGCAACTATATCATATGTGGATTTGTTTGTCAATGTCTATACACCTTTATCCACATTAAAGGGAAATGAAGTACATTTACTCATTGCCTCTGCACTTTCATTTGGTCTTGAATTGTAAAGCCTTATCATATCCGCTTCTCTCCATTTTTGACAGGATTCTTCGGTTGTAAAGGCAGTGTTTGGCGAAAACACTATAAAAGTTTTTTCACTTGTTGTCGGTTCTATCATCATCATTACTACTGTATAAACCCATATCATATTACTTCTCCTTTTGTTTTTTGTATATGATCTTCCAGATAAATTTTAGCTTTTGTTATTCTTTCAAGGCTATCTTTAAATGCACCTAATCCTGTATTACAGTTAAAGCAAACCCAAGCTCTGAAGGTTTCAGTATCATGGCAGTGATCTAGCACCCAAGACTGCAGCATTTTTTGACCTGTCCTACTTAACTCTTTTATATCCCTATTACATATAGGACAACAGTATTCCTCAGTGGGATAGGGATGTATAGATTTTAAATGCTTTATAAGTCCCGATTGATTTCTAGCACAAGTCCTACATTTTCTTTTTATTTCTCCTGCTGCCATGTGTTGAAAGTTATCAACTGGTTGAACTATACCACAGTTGTTACATTCTAAGCCCTCTTCACAAGGAGAAGGACTTAGTTTTTCAAAGAGTTCAAGTTGCATTAAGTAATGTCTACCATCTCACAAACATCACCAGTACATGCCATTGTTTGCATTCCTGATGTGTTGTCCTCCTTTTCATAATCAGCTAGTTTATCCCAATCAATAGCTTTGGGCATACGGCCTAAAAGACTTTCATAGCTGTGAGTAAGTATGACACCTGTGTTTTCGTAAACTTCATTACCATCCTCGTCGCATTCTCCTTTCCATTCTTTATGGTAAACAGTCTCACTTTTAGTACACTCTTGATAAGGTGCTTGTTGATAAGTATGTTCATTAAACGGAAGGAACGACACACCTGACATTTCATCAAAGTGTTTATACACAAATGCTCCTACTTCAAACCATTCATCAGACTTAACGTTAATCGTTACACTAGGCTTATGTTCACACCAGTTACGTTGATACATCAACCACATTTCTAGTTGATCTAATGCTGTCATATCAGCCGTACACACAGCTCCTTCTGGTGCTTGCATGGGAAAACTAAACACAGTAGTAGCATCAGGCTTCATAACATCAGGCTCACTAGGAATACCTGAGTCAATCATAAACTGAGTTAATGGGTCTTTATTATCTCCACGCACAGTACGGATATAATAGGGAGAGTGACGAGCATGAATGCCAGAAGATGAGTCAACCAGTTGGGAAACTGTTCCACTGGGCTTGACACAAGTAATAGCAGTGCTATGAGGGATACCAAGACGGTCAGCCCACTCAGCGTTAGTAGAAATAGCCACATTTTTAAGCTCCTCCAACGTACTAGCTAGACCTTTATTTTCTAGGGTCATCAGCTTGTTATCCATTATCCCCGTGAGTGACACACCGAGCAATCTTTCTGCCGCTGTGTTGGTGTTCCACACCTTACGCAAGTATGGAAAGTGGGTGTAGGTGGATTGAATGGTTCCAAGTATAGTTGCAATGCGGACTTTTCTTCCAAGGTCTTCAAAACTATCCGTAGCACGGACAACAACTTCCGTAAGATTACAGAACTGATTCGGCCTAAGAATGATTTCCGAACATGGGTTGGTTCCGAACTCGTAGCAAGACTCTCTACGGCCATTTTTTGCTGCTTGTTTAACTGATGCTTCTCTGTTGAATATTCCTCGTTCTCCACTACCACTCTCCATAAGGGCTGTCCACTCACGCATGAATGACATACTGTCAGGTTTATCTGTGTATGCTACAGAATTATTAGCCAAGGCTCTGTGTCCTGCGTTCTCCCACCAGTTGCCTGACTTAGCATGACGCATACGGTCATCGGATAGGTTAGAGAGGCTGATCATAGCACTACGTCTAACACCGCCTACCACTACTACCTCACCGATCTTGCACATCAGATCATGACATTCTATACTAGATAGTCTACGGCCTTGAGCTTGTTTGAAAGTAGTAATAGCAAAGTTAAACAGATCAACCAACGGAGCAGGACCAGATGCTCTACCACCAAACGTCTTAAGTTTAGCACCAGCGGGTCGTACTTTAGACACATCCCATTTAGGGATTTCACCAGCCCATAGGAGTGCCAAGATTTGCCTGAGACCTTTAGCCCAACCTTCCTTGCTGTCCTTGATGACGACACACGTTTCGCTTTGGAAAAGAGTAGGAACATCAGGGAGT